TCCGAAAACCCAATATAAATTACTGGTGATGGATTTGCGGAATATATTGGAGGATCAGATGCAGCAATTGTTAAAATGTCTTTTATTGCTTCGTTTGGATTGGCTGCTCTTTTAGTATCAATCCAATATGTTGGAGGTAAAGTATTTGGGTTTATACCACTACTTTGTAATTTTTTACATGCACTGTAATATGTTGAATATTCTAGATTTCTTTCTGATAATATTTGATATCTTTCGTCCCAAAAATAATATTTTCTTAGTTTTTGATGACTACTACCAGTTTCTAAATCTTCGATATCATAAATTACAAAATCATAACATATTTCCCAGTATTCTTTTAAAAAATCTTCAGCACCTTGTGGTTTATTTTCTTTATGTACTGGATAAATTCTAAAACTTATTTTATTTCTACCATCTGTTCTAAAAACATACGGTGAAGGAATAGGATCTTTTTTTGTTGTTGTTTGAGATTTAGGAACAGATGGTAACCCTCTTTCTAAATATTCAAAATCTGCATTCAAAGTAATCCAACCTTTTGTTACCCAATTTAATAATGATTCTTCTATTGAAAAAGAATCAATTTGTAAAAAAGGAATTGCATATGGTTTATATCCATCCAGTTGATTATATAAAAATACTTCAATATAAAACCATCTAGATCCTATTTGATGAACAAACCCACCTCTTTTATCAGTTTTATTATCCATTTTAACAAGAAACTTTATTAACGTCTTTAATTAAATCAACATGTAATTGATTAAACGCAAAGGTAACACTACAATTTATTTCAGTAGGATCTTGATTTGAAAAATTAATTTCACCTAAAGCAACAGGAAATGCATCAGTATATGTAAAAGAAACTGTTTTATTGTTAAATTCGTCCAATGCAAATATGGAAAACCTTGAACGATAATCATTCATACTGTTAATAATATGTGCAGTATCTCCATTGATTGGTGGATTTTGTGCTATATTAATAGGAGACTGTGAAGTTTTTGAATCATTGAATAAATTAATCCAATTCCATATAAGCCAATAATTTTTATATCCATTATCGACTAAAAATTTAATAGTCAATGGGTCATATCCCGGTCTAGCATTTGAAGATGTTCTATATGTTTGCCCACCATATGGTAATACAATTTCTGGTACTTTTATTGATGGAACTGGTGAGCCATATATTGAAAATTGTAAAGGATTTATACTGTAATTTTCAAAAGTTACATTGTCAAATGAACTTTTTAATGCTTTTGGTAAATCCAAAACCATTGCAAATTTATCATTACGAGACCTATTTAATATTGCTTGATTCATTAGAATAAAATGGCAGGATAATAACCCTCCCCTTCATATTTATCATTTTGTTCAGGTTTCAATGGTCTTATTGTTGGTATATCATTAGGTGGAGGTGTATTACCATCCCAACCTGATAACCATCTTACAAATTCTTGAGTTTCTCGCTGTACTTGGGGATCACTTTGATCATCTGGAACTCCAAATGAAATTATTGGTTGTCTTGACCCTTCTCCTTTTTTGTATGTGGAAACTTTACCTTGATATATTGGACTTTTTCTTATTAAATCTGAATTAGCAATTAATGATTTAATTTTTAAAGGTCTACCTTGGTCATCAAAATCTAAAACATTAAAATATTTTGTTGCAATATTTGGATCTAAAATAAACAATGCCCAAACTAATGATAAAACTCTATCATCTAGATCCTTTTCTGTTCTTTTACTAAATGTATAATTTGGTAATTTAACGAAATTATGTAACTCTAAAACAGTATCTAAATCATGTAATTTTACTGCATTTAAACTATTTGTCCAATATCTGAAATTAGTTATTCCTTTATATTTTGTGTTAGTATGGTTATGAATGCCCATTCTACTATCGTTATTATAATGTTTACTCATACCTTCAAAAGTATATGTTACTATATTTTCATAGTTATGAGTATGAGCCAATACGTTTAAAACTTCCAAACCATTATTGTTATTTTCGATTAAAACAGGCGGTCTACCCCAATCTTCCAATATGCCCATAATTCTAGTTCCGAAATTATAAGGATTCATTGAATTTGTTGCATAAATTGCAACTTGCTCTATTTTAGTTAAATCAGATACATCAAGAATTTGAGCAACAGTATTTGATCTTCCGATACCTTCTCCGATATCAACACCAACTACATATATTGAATCTTCTTTTGGTTGATTATATATTCTATAACATCCATCATCCATTACTAATATTGGTTCTTTGCAATCTGCTTTATATTTTTCTAAAAGTTCAGGGTCTAAAAGAGTTTTATTTTTATCATGAAATACATTGGCATATTCTTGGTCAAAATCATCTTTTGATCCTAACATGGACATGGTTTTTTTGACCCATTCTTCGTCACGACCGGGCACATCCCAGTAGTTTACAATTTCCAAATGCCATTCACTATCAGGCTTTTTGGTATCCATATACAACTCGTAAAATTTATTATCAACTCCATTAGGTGTACTAATAACCACAACTTGTGATCTTTTCATTGATGAAATAATAGGAATCGCAGATTTCCATAATTCTTGCATGAGTTCATTTGGACAGTGAGCCATCTCATCAATAATCAAAAGATTACTAGTAGTACCACGAGGACCACTAGAAGACGTTGTACTTACAGTAATAGCTGAATCATTAGATAATTGAAATCCATCTTTTCTCCAAGATTTAACAGATGGTTTCATCCAAACTGGAAGTTGTTCAAATGCCATTCTAATACGAGCAAAAATTTCCTTTGCTGTTGATTCTTTATTTGCAACTATCGTAACTCTTTTATCCGTTTGAAAACAAACTAACCATAATGCGTATATAGTAATTGTAGTAGTCTTACCACTCTGTCTACTTGAAAGAACAACATTAAACCTATTATTTTTAAAAGCTTTTAAAAGATTTTTTTGATACTTATAAAGTTTAATTTTTTCTTTGCCATCTTCAGTAACTATGTAGAAATAATTTTCAGCGAAATGTAAAATACTTTTTATGCAAAGTTTAAGTTCCTCCCTCATTTCGGGAGTCCATTTCATGTTTGCATTATTTCTTAAAAGATTATCATTGCCTTTATAAAATTCACCATCAACTAAAATATCTTCAGAGTTTAACATTTCCAATTCTGATATTTCATCTACCTCTTTCTTTTTTCTACCCATATATAAATATTTAGGTGCAAACTGATGATTCTAAAGAGTTAAAAGATGAAGATATCGTCCAATTAGGATCAAAAGATGGCATTTTTACACATGATAGTATTTGGCCTATATTTGAATTAGATATAAAAGATAAAAAAGGTATATGGAATAGATTACAAACAGAACTTCAAATAATGGAATATCAAAACTATTTACAGGATACAAATCCAGAAGAAATTGATGAATTCTTATATAAAAATTCAGATATAGAATTTGAATTAAATTTCTATGATGAAATAATGGATGATTATTATTTTTTTAAATTTAATACTAAAATTTATTGTTATGCTACAGGTAAAAAATCAAAAAACAAAATTTATGCTAGATTTTATTTTGATTTAGAAGAAATCCTTATGCGTTGATTTGCATATTCAATTGCTGAATAACAGGCCATACATATTCACCTTTTAATAATTTTATTGTAGTTCCAAATGAAGGCATTTTAGTTGGATCTTTTATTTGATTATATTCACATACTAACCACCAAAGATCCATTGTATTATAATATTTATAAGAAATTAAATACCAAGTATCAGATGCTTCAACTATATATTCATCTTCAATTGAACTATCAAGAGCGGGGAAAACTTTAATACTTCTTAAAATATTATAAAATTTAGTCCCATCTGGATCATTATATATATTAAAAAAATTTTCATATCTATATAACGAAGTTATTTTCGGTAAATCTGGAAATGAATTTTGTTTCATATTTTTTATTTTTTAAAGTTCGCGGGAGGTGTAGTAACTTCAACCTTTTTACCACCCATAGCACCTGCATATATATTTGAACTTTGTGGTAAGATTTCTTGAAAAGTAATTGATATTTTATAAGCTTCTGGTATAAGAATCTCATTTCCCTTTTTTTCATATGAAATTCTTCTAGTTGTACCTATACTATCAACTTTAAAATTACTAACATAAGAAATTGGAATATAAGTTCCACCTAGAGATCCAGAATCTAGTGTATATAATTTAGGAGGAATGAATGTCATAAATGACGTTCTTGTTTTCAGATTTTGAAATGTAAATAACTGAACAAATGAAAAATTAGCATATGCTTTATCTATAGAAATAGTATTATATAATGGAAATGTAACAGTTAGAGATTGAGGTTCTGTCGTTTTGTATTCTTTAATTTCTTCAAATCCAACACCCGGACTTAAAGTTCTAACGGTTCCCCCTGCAATCGCACCTATAGTTTTTGTTAATGATCCATCCATTTTACCTCCTATACCTTTTAAAAGGTCCGAAATCCCTTCCATGTTACCCCAAGTATTCGAGGTTGTTCTTATGTTAGATCCATCATTTAATAACCAAGGAAATTTATAATAAAATCCAGTTTTACTCGCAGCATATATTGCAAGGTATGGATCTACATCTATTTGGTTTTTTACGTCTGATACTACATTATATATATTTGCAAGGTTTTGATACCATACGCCAGCATCTAATTCTAATTCAGTTGCCCATAAAACGGGAACTTCATCAGTACTTCCAGATATTTTCCAACTATGATAATCAACTATGTTAACAACTGTTGTTGATTTTTCACCACCTTTTGGTATAAGCTTAGTATAAGATTTGCTTATTCCACCAAGAAGTGGAACGTTTGACTGTGCTGGTGCAGGGTTAAAATAAGGATTATTACCCATCTGCATTTTTATTCCTGTTATATCTTCAGCCATAATAATACTTAAACAATAATGCCCCTATTTGTTCTAGCCCACCATTCATTTCTAATACTATATATCGGATCTCTACTATTTCCTGACATACTGGAATTCATCTGATTAGTTATATTAAAAATTTTATCTTCTGTTTTTGATATTTTTTCTTCTTTCTTTACTAATTCTTTAATACCACTATTAACATTCATCATTACTTGTTTAATTTCAATTAACGTCTTATTTAATGCTCCATCTGGTTTAGAAACAACTAATGTATCATCTTTGTGAGGAACATATTTTGTTCCCTTATTATCTTTTATTGAAAATACTTCATCTTCAATTTTAATAGAACCTTGTGCATTATTATCAGGTAATTGTTTTTTTGAAAAATCTTTAATATCAGATTGATAGTCATCGTTAGAATAATATGTTGAATTTTTAGATTGTTTCTTCTTTTGATTTATTAGGCTTCTATATAAAGTTTCAGAAGACAATCTTTCTTTTTCTGCATCAACATATTCTTTAGAATCAATCCCCCATTTATTCATCATATCTACAGTAGTTTTTGCCTTCAAATCATAATCTTCTTTTGCTTTTTTTAAATCTTCTTCATTATACTTAAATGTTTCATTTGGTTTTTCTTTCAAGCCTTTTTTATGATCTTGAAGTTTTTTTTCAGCATCATCCATTTGTTCTTTAAGTTCGTTTTCCTCATCTGTTGCAATACCAAAATCACCCCAATTTTTTTTATGTTTTTCATATGCTTCCTTTTTATCATTATAATCTTGCTCTGCTTTTTTTACAGTTTCTTCGGTATATTTTAAAACTGGTTTTCCTTCGCGTTGAGATTTACCAGCTGCAACTGTTGCAGCATTTAAATCATCTAAATTTGTTTTTTCTCCTTCTGGTAGTGAAATTCCTAATGCCTTTGCAACAATAGATCTAGCATTTCCTATATCTGGAATCCAACTTAATACTGTCATTTTTATATTATTTGAAAAATCATC